ACCAAGGATACTACATTGTAGCTCCTTTACATACGAAAGGTTTTTTCATGTTCTCATTTGACCAAACTCGAACCCTAATCCGGGCGCAAGCCGTACTTTGCGAGGGTCCTTCTTCTCAGCAGGGCAGTTATTGCCATGCAGCGTTGATTGACCGCGCATTCATACGTTTGTGTCGGGAAATAGATGCCGACAAGGTCGACCGTCAGGCTGTAAATAAATACTACAGACTGGTGGTTGAGATTCTGGAAGCCTTCGTATAGTGGTAGGGAATCCGCTGTTGTTTTAACTCCAACAGGACGAGCTATGGCTTATACCCGGCAGTATCAAGAGGAAATTTTATTTCCATTTCTTGTTACCAGAACTACTCCAACCTCGACTACCGTTCTTAAGAACGTGTATACGAGCGTAAAGTTGACTGGCTCACGATCGGGTACAAACCTTCCTAACTATAAAGAGATCATTCGTGCGGGTGGCAATGCCACAACGCCTTATACTCTTGATAGGACAAAGATGCTCGAAATGAAGGGGGGGCAAGGTCAGGCTATATTGCTTGACTGGGATGCCGTCAATAAGCGTGTCTATACTGTGTCAGAGAAGTTCTCAGGCTTTATTCAAGCTGAGTCCATTAATCTGGTACATCGTAGTATAGCGCTGCCGAAGGCTGAAGCAACCGCAAAGACTAAGATCTATAAAAAGATCGAGTCGATGCAATCTCAGCTCAATGGTGCAGCTGCACTTGCTGAGGGCGTAGACGTGATTCGGCAATTCGGCGCTCCTTTTGCTGCTATCGTTGATCTTACCAACAGGCGCCTTAACCGTCTAGAATTAGAAAGACGGGGCCTGAAAGGTACGACCAGCTTTAAGCGAATAAAGTGGGCGCAGATAGTCGCGTCATCATACCTTGAATATGCTTTTGGTCTTGCTCCTTTGATTTCTGATACAAAGAAGCTAGCCGAAGCATTAGCACGATGGCAATTTGAAGCGACCGGCGAAAGCCGGCCGCAGCTAAAAGCTGTCGGTCGAGGTATAGACGAGAGTGCCGATTCATACACTGTTCAACGGGCCGAAGGAATGGGCCTTGTCTTCGATGTAACGACAAGGACCACAACTGAGTCACGAGTACAGTATATAGTCGGTTTGGACTCCTCAGCCATGGCTGCCTTTGGCAGCAATGACAGACTGCTCCAGCTTTGCGGGTTTGACCCCGGAAACTGGATCCCAGCAGCCTGGGAGGTTGTCCCCTGGTCCTGGCTAGTTGATTACTTTTTCAACGTGCAGGATATCCTTCAGTCTGGTGTGACTTCTACGGCAGGCGTCAAGTGGATCTCGAAGTCAGTTACGCAAGTAACTACCCGAGAGATCTACTCTTCGCTTAACCTTAAGTTGTCACGCGAGCGGGCTATGTCCACATACGGATATGTCTACGGATATCATGGATCAGATTCTCCATGCTCTTTGAAACGTATCAGAACAACTCTTACGAGGTCTAGTCCAGCCAGCCTTGGTATCGTGCCGCTAACATTTGAGTTTCCAACCAAATGGAAGCAGCTCGCTAACATGGCAGCTGTTCTGGTTTCCCGTAAGCCCTCTAGTTCAGCTCTTTGGCTGTACTAAAACCACCCCTCCGTGCTTAAACGCACAAATGAAAGGTGCCCAAATGGCATTCGCTCCCGTAAGCCCTGTTACAGGCTCAGCCCAAACCGGTTTGACTTCGCCTACTTACACTATTGTTTCGGATTCACCTCCTGACAATAATGGCAAGCAGGTTTATGTCTCCGCGCTTGGAGGCACGCAGTCGGGTGTGCTTGCACACTCTGTTGCTGCTCCATTCACTGGTTCTATGTTCCGGCCGAAGACTCTCAAAGTCCTCGCACCCGTGAACCCGGTGACTGGCGTTCTGCGCTCCGTTCCTATGAACACCTACAAGGTGATCAGTCGGAAAGGTGTGCTACCCTTGGCCGGCCAGTCCTACAAGACTGGCTTGATTCGTACTGAGCTGGATATTCCAGCCGGTTCGGATCTGGCCGATCCGTTGAGTATCCGTGCCATGATTTCCTTTCACATCGGACTGCTAGCGCAGCTCTCAGATGAGATTGGAAACTCTGTCACGACTGGTACTATCTAGTATCAGTAGGGGCTTAAGGGCCCTTAGTTCTCAACTTGGAAGGGTAACACAATGCGTGATTACGCGAGTCTCTATTCTTCTCTCCTCTCCGACTTGGAGTTTGAGGCTTGTCCTGATAGCCATATCTTTAGTGATATGGATGTTAGAACAGCTGCCTCAGTCTCCCTCGCAAATAGCTTCTATAAGAAGCTTTGCCCTGCGGGCTCTTCACGAAGTGCAGACTCTGCTGCGCTAGAGAAATTTCTAGCGATTAACAGATCTCTACCAGTGGAAGCTTTCAGGTTTGATGCGAGTAATGAGGCTGAGTCCCTCTTTTGGGACTATTTCAGACATCATTTAAACCGATGCCTGGGGCCTCATGAGTCAGAAGAGCTTGATTTGGAATTCATCCGGGAACACTTAGATGTCGGA